ACTTTGAAGATCTAAAGTACGTTAGCAAGGATCGTGAGCTTAAAAATAAATTTATTTCACTTATCGCCATGCCAGATGTCAAGTTAGAGCACTTCCTACGCCGTGACCCTACTATTGAAGCCTGGTCCTCGACAAAATATGAATGGGGGAAATTACGTGCCATTTACGGATGTGATTTGACTTCATACATCTTAACCACCTTTGCTTGTTATAACGTTGAAGACACCCTGGGGCGAGAATTTCCAATCGGTAATAAAGCACGTCCTTCATTTGTCCGAACAGCCGTTGCCTCAACGCTACATGGTAACGTGCCTTGGTGCTTCGATTTCGAAGATTTTAATAGCCAGCATTCTTCTGAAGCTATGATGGCTGTATTACGAGCATATGGTGACACCTATGCTAGTGTACTAGATCCGGAACAGCTGCTAGCATTAGAATGGGTTAGGCAGTCCGTATCCAACACTGTCATACATGACAATGTCGGTCTGAATACTTCCTATAAAGTTAAGGGCACACTTATGAGTGGTTGGCGACTAACTACGTGGATGAACTCTGTACTTAATTATGTGTATATCAAATTTTCGATGAAAGACCTGTCTAAACAAGTCACATCTATACACAGTGGTGATGATGTGTTACTTGGGGTTACTAAATATTCAGATGTTTGTACTATTACTGCCAACATGAAGAGAATTAACGTACGTTATAAATCACCAAAATGTAATTTAGGAAGTTTAACAGAATTTTTGAGAGTTGATCATAGGTCAGGTGAATATGGACAATACCTTACACGTAATATAGCTACACTGATGCACTCACGTATTGAATCGAGAATGGCTGTAAGTCTTAAGGATGAACTCGAAAGCACAGAAGAACGTATTAGGGAATACGTTGAAAGGGGAGGTGACACTATTCTCGCCTCCAAGTTGCGTGACGATTATTATCGCCGCGCTGCTGAAAGGTATAATATGAATAAAGAACAACTTTATCGTATTAAGACCGCTCACCGAGTAGTAGGGGGCATATCTAATCGCCC